TACCAGGGAAAATTGCTAGAAGCTAGACAATCAGATTGGAAGGACGAGGCAGTTTTGATAATTCTCTCGTTGCCCGTACTGGTGCTGGCCTGGGCAGTGATATCGGATGACCCGACAGCGATGGACAAGGTAAAATTGTTCTTCGATATGTTCTCGCAGCTCCCGTCATGGTTCACAAATTTATGGATCCTTGTCGTGGCGAGTATTTATGGTATAAAAGGAACACAAATTTTTAGAAACGGCGGAGGAAAAAAATAATGTCAAAATTTTTTTTAGGAAAATTATTTAGTAAAAGTAAAGTTTCACCAACAATTAAATCTGTAAAACCAACAACAGATATTTCAGGTAGTGTTAAAAGAGTTAAAGGCGCTGAATATTCAAAAAGAATTGATGCAACAAATAAATCAAAAAAGAAGATAGATACCGGTAAAAAAATGATGCGTGAAGGTCAAAAAGAATTAAAAAAACAGATTGACACTGGAAAAGCATTTAAATTTAAATTTGGCACTACAAAACAAAAAACTTTTCCTATTGAACCTGGAAAAAATCCTAAAAAAAATTACCCAGGTCTTGTGGAAGAAAGTAAACCACAGAAAAAATTTAAAAAAGGTAAAGAGTTAGACAGAGAAAAGAAAATGGGCGGCGGAATGATGGGCCGTAGAATGGGTTACAGTCAAGGTAAACTTGCATTGACACCAAGAGAAAAACAATTAGCTGCACAGTACGGAGATAAAAAAAGAATCACAAGAGGTGATGTAATTACAATAGCAAAGAAAA